CAATACTGTCTGACGGTTCTACATCCAATGTAATAGTTTTTCCGGTAAGTGTCTTAATGAAAATCTGCATCTTATAGACTATATATAGATAATTTATTTAAGTGATTTTCTAGAATATTTATCTGAGTCGTCCCTTCAGATATCTAATACTAAATATTATTGGTTTTTTATTTCGTACCATCCGTATTGAACCCCGAGGAGTTCTAGCAGGGCGGCGGCTAGCCAGCCTACTGCGAAGAACAGATTGTCGCCGAGCTGGTTCATAATGGAGTCGGCGCCAGCGGGTTTGCCTCTGCCTGGCCACCTAAACAAGCGCGTCCGAACAAAATGCTTATTTATGAACGCAACGCCAGCTGCGCTGTTTTCCGCATACTCGAACAGTGCATGGATGATGACTGATAACAAAAAAGGTACATTCCAGAAGAAAGCAATTACCCCTGTGGCGAAATGCAATAGGCTGTACTGGTCTGCGAGGTAGTTACCCATTTATATACGTGCATAAAATTTCGTCGCTACCTGTTACGAAATGGCTTGCGAGGGCGAGTTGAATGGCGCTAATGGGGCAGCGGAGATTTGGATTCTCTTTGTGGCGACGGTTTGGAATGCTGGTCTCTGATTCTGGCTGCCGCATGGCGTGACGAGGTATCGTCCTGCTCATGTGGCGAGTAGGGCTGCCCTTGGGGGCTCGGGCTGTTGTAGCCAAACGCCAGAGAGGAAGCAGAAGACTGGGTAGCATTTTTTGCATGTCGTTTGGGACGCTTCGTGCTGGCCATGGCGCGAAAGACCCCTAATAGCAGAACTCCGGCAGCGATTGCGACAATAATCATTTTTGTGCTAAATTTCATCGCTATACAATCAATACAGATGAAATAAATACATCAGTTTACGCTGAGGGATACGGGTCTCTCGGGTAGCCTCCTCCGCTGCCTCCACCGAACCGCCCGGGGACGAGGTCAGTGTCGCCGCCACGTCCACCGCCTCCGCGGCCTCCGCCTCCACGGCCTCCGCCTCCGCGCCCACCGCCTCCGCGGCCTCCGCCTCCACGGCCTCCGCCTCCGCGCCCACCGCCTCCGCGGCCACCGCCCCCGCGTCCGCCGCCGCCACGTCCGCCGCCTCCGCGGCCTCCGCCCCCACGTCCACCGCCTCCACGTCCGCCGCCTCCACGTCCGCCGCCTCCGCGGCCTCCACCCCCACGTCCGCCGCCTCCACGTCCGCCGCCTCCGCGGCCTCCGCCTCCTCGGCCTCTTCCTCTACCTCCGCGCCCGCGTCCTCCCGGTCCCCAGCCAGGACCCCACCCAGGTCCCCACCCTCCAGGCTGCCAAGGGTTCAGTTTACCGCCGCACCCCCACGGATGAGGACATGGCTCCGAGATGATACTTCCTCCATATTGTGGAACCGATACTACTGGAGGACCAAACACGGTAACGTTGCGAGCAGATGTAAGATAGTTTTTGCTTACCATCAGGAGCAGAACGATGATAGCGATGATGATGAGTATATCGTTAGTCTTCATTATACATTTTCAAGAGAAAATAACTAAAACCAGAAACGGCGTCGTCTGCGTCGTCTCCAGCGGCGACCTCCTGGGATAGGCCCGCGCCAAAGTGGTCCTTGGCCCCATGCTGGCCCGACTATGGGGCCGGGGACATACACGACCTCGGAGTCGTCGCTTTTGTCTTGTTCGACTGCTTGTGTGAGTATGTATACGAGAGAAACAAGGGCAACAAGTAGGACTGCTGTACTGGTATCCATTTACAGTTTCGAGAGATTATAAATTTTGTTATTATTGAAGAAATAATAATAACAAGTAAATATTGGATTTAGTTCGAGTATGCGAGGCCACCCATGCCGCTCATTACGCGCAGCACATTGTAGTTGGTAGCGTAGACGCGCACCTTGGCGGTGTTGTCGCCACCGATGGCGTTGGTGGAAAGAACCAGCTGGAGTGTGGCGTTGTCGATGCGCGAGAAATTGCATGTTCCGCTTGGCTGGTGCTCCTCAGGGCGCAGGGCGAACGAGTAGACATTGATTCCAGTGTCTGGGCTGCGGGTGTGGTGCTGGTATGGCTGCACGGTGTCGAAGTACGATCCTTCGCGCTCAGAGAAGCGGTCCTGTCCGTTGAGCTGCAGTTTGGCTGTGACCACGGGATTCTGTCCCCAGCAGTGCAGGTTGAGAGCTGTCTCAGCAAGTACGAAAGCGCCAGCATCCGAGACGGCGGAGTCATTGATCGGACTGATCGGGAACGGCACGGAAAGGGCTGGAACGGTGCACTCAGCTTCCCCTATCCCTGAGATCACCCCCAGATACGACCCCCACTGGTCCTGAACATGCGGTGATTGGATGCCGTCCGCGCCCGGGTCTTGGAAGAGTCCGTCAGCGGTGATGAACGAGTTGTTGGCGCCGCCCGTCGCGCTGTCCGTAACCTGGCTATACCCTGAGAATGATCCAATGTGGTTGATCAGGGCGTCGATGGCGTCGGTGTAGTTGAAAGGCTGAGCACCAAGAGCTCTGTTCAGCACGGTGTTCTTGAGGAACGAAGAGCAGTAGTCGACATTCTTGTCTGGCTGGACAACGAAGACGAGCTCTTTGCACGGGTGGTTGAAATTGAGCTTGATCTTGTTCGAGGACGAACCTACGGACTCGTCACCAGTGAACTGGAGCTGCTCAATGAGGTATTCGTGCGGGTTCTGCGCCATGCGTCTGCGCTCATCGGTATCAAGGAAGACGTAGTCGACGTAGAGCGAGGCAGCGACCAGGGATTTCTGGTAGGCCACAGCGTCTTTGACCGACTGTCCGTCAAGGATCGGTGGGTTCTGTACATCAGCAGTGGCTGCTTCAGTCAGGTTGGTCACAGCGAACAGAACTTCGTCGGAAGGACGGAGCTCAAGGTTGATGCGCACCTCGTGGTACTGCAGGGCAATCAGAGGCAGGGCAAGTCCTGGGTTACGGCAAAACCAGAACTGCAGTGGGATGTAAAGTGTGGTCTCTGGAAGCGCGTTACGTGGCGCGCACACGGCCGCTGGGACATCAACGCCAGCACAGGCAGAGTCGACGTCAGCGAACGATGGGTCAGTCAGGTATGTCAGCTGCATGGTCTGTCCAACCATCTTGTTGTAACCACGCTCCTGCTCGGCGGTCAGGCACAGCTGGTTCCAGATGTGCATCCAGTCACCGTACTGGCGGTCGATGCGCTGTCCTCCGATCTCAACCTCAACCATCGAAATCAGCTGCTCACCTGGGTAGTCCAACCAGCGAGCGTAGGTCTTGTCACAAACACCTGGGTTGCAGCAGCCATCCTGGCCGATCTCGGGAAGTGTTACCTGAAGGTATGTGCGGTAGGCAAGGTCACCATTTCTGGAGATCGTGCACTGCACACGGCGACCGAAGTCAGCCTGTCCGTTGAACGTCTGTTCAATGGACTCCATAGCAAAGTTGGTGTGTCTGCGGTATGTAACCTTCCAGAAAGTGATCTGTGGGTTACCTGTAAGGTAGACGTCTTGAGCGCCATACGCAACGAGCTGCATTAATCCTCCTCCCATGTTATAATATTGCTAAAGAAAAAAAAATTTGTCGGTTACCCTTTTTTTCAGCCGTTTCCGCATACCGCTGCTTTAGTATCAAAATTGCTTACGATGAACCGCCTCAAATACTCTTCGGAGTACACCTCTCGTTTGCCTTCATGATTTTTTGTAAAAATATACAAATTTTTTCTTTTTTTAATGGTCCATCCGTTTTCGAGAGCATTAAATATGAATCCCATCTTTTGTATTTTCACTGTATCTATTTCAGAATTGTTTATGTCTGAGACATTGATGTCCATTAGAGTGTCGAGAGAAAATGGATGGATAAATCAAACACGTGTTTCAATCCGCTCAATATGCATAAAAAAAATACTCTTTTACCGATTAAATATTAAATACTATTCATGAGAACCGTACACATGCCTAATTTTAAACCCAAAGCCAATAAAAAGATAGCAATTACGAAAAAACCCACAGTGACTCTCGACGGGAAGCACAACGAGCTAATGCAGCAGTTTACTAAGGAAGAGACGGAAATTCTGCCTAAATTAATTGACCAAAAGCGATTGTTGATAGCACAACATACAAGCAATGATCTGACTATAGACAAAAGGCTAGAAATTGGTGACGAAATCCGGGTGGTGAAGAAAAGAATCAAGGAAATTAAAACAAAGAAAAAAGAGTATCTGTTGAGCAACTCTCAATATATATTCGATTATTTTGAGAAGAAAAAAGATCTATCCGAAGGTAACAGCAGAACTCGCATACTTCATTCATTTTTCACAAGAGGATCAGTAAAGAAAGACGAAGGACGCGACGAGGTTAATATCATACAGCAGTATCTAAGCAATATCGATGAGACTTTTATCGACGTTAGTAGATATATACAAGACCATGACGTGTGCGAAAAGTGTAGCGGGGAGCTCATTCCCATATCACACGAAGGGGTGATGGTCTGCAACGGTTGCTCAACACAAAAGGAATTCCTTGTTGAGCACGAAAAACCGTCATACAAAGAACCTCCTAAGGAAGTGTGCTTTTATGCCTATAAGCGGATCAATCACTTTCGAGAGATCCTTGCCCAGTTCCAAGCCAAAGAGACAACACAAATACCGCCTGATGTGATAACAAATATCAAAACTCAGATTCGCAAAGAACGGCTGAGTTTGTCTAAATTAACGAATAGAAAAGCTAAGGACATATTGAAAAAGCTTGGGTATAATAAGTACTATGAGCATATCCCGTTTATAAAAGATAAGCTAGGAATCAAGCCGCCAGTTATGAGTCCCGAATTAGAGGAGACTCTGTGTAGTCTTTTCATGGACATACAAAAACCTTACGCCAAGCATTGTCCTGACGACCGTGTAAATTTTCTGAACTATTATTATGTGCTGTACAAGATGTGCGAGCTGCTCGGAGAGACGCAGTTTTTGCCTTTTTTCCCGATGCTGAAGGATCCTGTAAAACGTATAGAGCAGGATGAAATATGGAAGAAAATCTGCTGTGAATTGCATTGGGAATTCGTTCCAACGATATGATTGAGAATAAGATAGATTAGACAATTATTCTATCTTATTTGTAGTTATTTACACGTGCGGGAATCCAACCAGGTTCGCGCCTACACCGAATCCAGCTCCAGATCTGGCGGATACGGCCATGCTTGGGACGTAGGTATCAAGGATACTGAATGTGGCCGCGGCTGTGAGGGCGATAAGAGATACCTCATCCAGGTTGAGCGAGCGTTTCGGGATTGCGTACGCAGCGAGCGCAACCATGACGCCTTCTACGAAATATTTCACGACGCGTCTTACGAGTTCACCTAAGTCTAAAACGTTGCCTAATTCTCCGAGGGACATTATATAATTCGTTAAGAAAAAAATATTATATAACAGAAAAAAACTTAAAACAAGATAGACTATAATTTCATAGATGTCTAAAGAGTGTAGTTTCCCGCGGAAGGTCAGTCGCGACGGATCAGAGAATCCTAAATATGTAGATTTACTTGAGGAGGACAGGCCTGTGGCTGGACAAAAGTTTGTGTGCGTGTCTTTCGTATCTCCAGAGAACACGATAAAACAGAAAGAGGTATTCTACTTCGAACAATTCCTAAAACATTGGGATTTCACTAAATCAACACAAAAGTTCACCAAGTTCCTGCATTTCCTCGCATACAAGTACAATATCGACTTCGACAGTTTAACTGCTGATCTCAGTGAGTTTATGAAGAGCGAGAAAAAGACGGTGGCTGAGACTACAATTGAAGATGACTATAAGAACTTTGTAGATGCTAAAAGCGAGGATCTAGAGGAGACATTTTCCAATACTCATAATTTCACGACTAGTGTGAGGGGAATAAAGGTTCGTGGCTCTTATCCCACGCAAGCAGAGGCTGAGTTGAGGTGTCGGATGATTCGCGAGGTCGACCCGCACCATAATGTATTTGTAGGGCCAGTGGGCCTATGGATGCCTTGGGAGCCGGAGGCCTACAAAACGGGAAGAGTTGAGTACCTGGAAGAGGAGCTCAATGAGCTGATGCACGAAAAGGCAAAGAACGAGAAAAAGGCGAGGGCGCAGTTTGATAAACGCGTTGCGGAATCAAAAAGACGCGCCATTGAAGAAAACGTTAAGATAGCCAAGGAAAGCGGGAACAAACTAACTCAGACTCTTAACTCGGCAGGTGAACTGGTAGGCGTCAAAAACACCAGCACCATTGAGTCCAATCTTGGAGACGGGAGAAACGTAAGTGTGGCCGATATCCGACAGGAGCTGTTCGAAGGACAGCATGTTAGGACTAAGGCAGGTGACAAGCAACTAGAACTTGAAATTTCAGAGAAAACAGAGGAGGAAACGGGCAAAGAAGACAGCACGGACGGCGGCAATGGTGCGACTACCAAAACCGAATCTGATCCTTCTGAGGAAAATTGAGCCCCACACAGATTATTATAATAACACGCTAATATAATGAATCAAAGCCAGCATTTTGGAGATGATTTCACCCCAAAAGACGTCAAACCTGTTCTCCATGGTTGTAGCACAGACGTACCAGATAAACCATTGCGAAACGCAACAACTGCAGCACCAGTAGGCGGAGACCGCAAGCGTGCGAAAAACGTAAAAAAAAGCACCAAGAAAGCGCGTTGCTCACACCACGGTTGCCGCAAGAAATTGCGTTTGACGGACATAGAATGTCGCTGCGAGAAACGGTTCTGCTCGGGACATCGCCTTCCAGAGCAACACAGCTGTGATATTGACTATAGAACATACGATAAAGGTGACTTTATCAGTAAATCTGGACTAGGGGGCGGAGTGCCGTCGAAGTTTACGAAAATATAACCGTGCTGTAATTCACCCCGCAATTGTTACACGCGTACCTTCCGCAATTCCAACCAATCAATGTGCATTTGAATGCGCATTGATTACTACCAACGGCTTTTTTTAACATTTATTCGCGGTCCTTTTCTGTCTGCAGTAGGGTCATATGCTACATCTTCGTTGTCTGAGTCAATGTCCTTAGACAGTTCCCAGAATTCTTTGGAACCGAGTCTAAAATCTCGATGCGCGTCGGCTTTGTACCAGAATATTTGATCTTCAAGCTTGTTCGACTTAGCGTTGTTAGATATCACGAGACATTCGTAATTTTCTGTGCATTGGTCCATTACTTGACAAAACGATTCAAATGTGGGAAACATACCAGCATAATTTTCATATATGCGTTTTCGGTTGTTTATGTAGGGTTCCCGTAAGATGAAAGTATAGTCAATATTCGTTCGAAGATTAGGAGGAACTCCTAAAGGATATTGCATAGTAATAATCAGCATGATTTTCCAGTGACGACCATTCATGAACATTAAACGCATGAGCTTCTCGCGCGCCCACGAGTTGTCGTAAAGGCAATCATCTAATATAACAAAGGCTCGTGCATCAATATTACTTCGCCCGTAGGCTTCTACCTCCTTCTTAATCTGCTTTATTACCATCTTTTGTCGTTTCAATATGTTTTCAATTATAGCGGTATTATACTCTTCATGAATGAACAATTTAGGAACCATCTTCGCATAAAATCCGTTCCCCGATTCAGTCCCAGAAATTACAGTCCCTATCGGAATGTCTTGGTGATAGT